AACCTCAGGCGGACGAAAGTTCTATAAACTTTTTTCTCATGCCATGGTAGGATGGGATGGATTTACCTCATCAGGAATAAGGTCAATGGCAAATGTTATGTAGGACAAACTAGTCAGGAAAAATCTGAAAATAGATGGAGTCAGCATAAATATAGGCCACACGGTCTTTTGAAGTTTGCGTTTGAAAAGTACGGGTTTGAAAATTTCGAGTTTTCGACCATATGTGAAATACCAGAGGGCGATGGCTGGCGAGAAAGTTTGGATGCTCGTGAAATAATTGAAATAAACGCAAGAAACACACTTACGCCTCACGGATACAACTTGCAAACTGGTGGCAATCACCCTATAGTTCATCAAGAAACAAAAGAAAAGATAAGAGAATCAAAAAAAGGCGACAAAAATTATAACTATGGTAAACATTTATCCGACGAAACAAAGGCTCGTATGAGTGCGTCTATATCTGGTGAAAAGCACTGGAATTTCGGTAAAAAGGCATCGGGTGATTCTAAAATCAAAATGAAACAGTCTCATATAAATCTGGAAAAAGGGAAAGAGGTTGAACAATGGTCTCATGATATAAAAACTTTAATAGAAGTTCATAAATCTTTGGCTATTGCTGCTAGAAAACTTGATATTTCATCTCAAGGCATAAGTAGATGTTGTTGTGGTAAGCGGCCATCGTCTGGCGGCTTTTTCTGGAAATTACATAGAGAAGAAAACCTCATTTTAAATCAGGTGCAAAATGAGGGGGATGTATAACATGGGGAATACCTGTTGGTTTAACACGGCCGTTCAATGCTTGGCCCACGTCCCGCCGCTCTCAAAGCACCTTTTTTCACTTCCTCCGTACGAAGGGCCCTGTGACATCACCCGCGAATATCAAAAGATTGTGAGGGAACTATTTTTGAAGGACCGATCAGATGCGGTGAGCCCGAGTGATCTGCTCGGGGCATTCAGGGTTCGGTTTCCCCAGTTCGTTGGTGGCCAACAACATGATGCTCAAGAGGTTATCCTTCTCCTCATAGACGTTTTTGAAAAGTCTTTGGGCAAGGAACTTATTCAGGAAATATTCAACGGGGAGGATTCACAGGAAACGTTATGGGACACCGGGATGTCTACTGTGAAAACTCCTTTTACTACGTTGGTACTAGATGTGAGTGAACCGTGTAGGCTGCATGACCTCCTCGATGACCGTCTCGAAGAGCAGCCAATCGAAGGGTACGTGGATTCAGACGGAAAGACGCACGAAGCGGCAGCCGTGCGACACCGGGTATCAAAGTGGCCCAGAATCGTGAGCTTTTCATTCTCCATGTATGATTATAAATTTCCTATAGAAATTCCTTTCGAATTTGAGGGCCGTAAACTGTTCGCGTGTGTTTTACACCAGGGAGTTCAGAGGGGGGGACACTACGCATTGCTCGTGAGACGCTTTAACAAGTGGTATCTGAAGGATGACGAAACGGTGAGAGAGGTCCCAGAACCTACTAATTTCAAAGGGGAGTTCTATCAAGCTTGGTATCGCCCATAATCTCAATGAGCTGAATGTTCTCCCGGATGTTCACGATGGTCCTGAAATATGTGCGGCGGTTATTTGCGTGGGTCTTGTCGGACCGGACCTTCTCCACAAACCACCCGAGGTCCCCGTACCCGCACTCCACTATGGTACCGTCAGGTAGGTCCTTGCGTATGTGCCGCGTATGAAGCTCCGCCTCCTTGTACAGCTCCCCCCGATCCTGTACAAAAAGGTTGAATCCATTTTGTAATTGAAAATCAATAGTGATGCGGTCACGAGGCTTCCATTTGAACATAGTCTCATGGGTCCCCATACGGATAGGCTCGAGGATAGGGGTCATGACGATCCCATCCGTCTCGTAGTCGAATGAATTTAGATCAGGAATTGGCTCGTCAAAAAGTCTGTACATCTTCTTGACTCTCACATCGAACGGAGCTGCCGCGGTCTTGATGATACCCTTTGTGACCCCTCGAGCCTTTTCGAGCCTCTGATCGAGCGGCAGGTCCATGATGTTCTCACCCTTGACGAGCACCGCATCGTGAACCACAAAGGCCATCTTTTGATTTTTGAGCTTTACGAGTTCGCCATCGAGCAAAGTGTCCTTTGGAATCCTAATCTTGACTGATTCAACCTGAAACGCACGGTTCACAATAAAAGTGCCTTCTGTGGTACTGATCAAAAACTGACGGACGCCATCAGTCTTTTCACATACAAAATAAGGCTGACGTTTCAGCAAAGAAAAATGTCTTCGCTCGATGGAAACGGGTTGGGGGCCCGGAAACCGACCAGGATCGGTCGACCGCCACGCGTCCCTTATGTATTCATTCATAATGTAAATTTGTGGCTAGTCTCTATACCACGAATCGCGTAGCGATTTAGTCGCCACACGACTTGGTCTTTTAGGGCGCCAACTGAACCCCTGCAGCCTCGAGGATATTTCCGAAACACTCATGGACGTAGTGGCACACCACCAGTGCCTCGGACGCGACACCAATTTTTACTCCAATCTTGGAAAGGGTCGAAAACATATCTTCGTTATTGTCGAGTGGAAGTTTGACAGGGTCCTTGCCGCCCCGAATCTTTTTGTCCACGGGCTTGGCATCCATGGCCCACACGCGCGCCGACGTCTTGACGCACTCGTATAGACCTGGCGCCAGTTTCTTGCCCACCTCGGTATCGAATACGAGACCGCGCTGGGCCGCCCCCTCCGTGGAACCATCCTTGGTCTTTTTCTCAAACTGCTCCCAGTTGATACCCTCCATGACCGACGGGAAGACCAGAACCTGAACACCCTTGTCAAAGGGATCCAGAACCTTGTGAAGGATTTCTTGATTCAAATTAGTTCCATAATCCATCCAGAAGATGCGCTCACCGCTTTTTATAATCTTTGGGAGAGTAGACTTGTTCTCAACGAAATGAAACTCCAGGTGGGTACCGCGCATCATACACAGCATGTGGAGATTCATTGCGGTGTGTAGGGTTGTGGCGCTGATCGATTTGTTGCGTGTGACCGCGCACACATGAAGAACGGTCATTGATTTTTAAAAGAATTAACTCCTTAAGCTGTTGACTTGATTCGCTCCTCGAGACTTCCGATGAACCGAATGTTTCCCACGTGGCCCAAAACGGTCATGCAATCGGCGTAAATCTTCCCGCCCATCTGCTGCCACCGGCGGCAAAAGGCGTAATCCTCCGACAGGTACCGCTTGGACTCTGGATCGATCATACAATCCAGAACCGCAAAGTACTTCTCGAGGTCTCGATTCTGGTGGTCATTCACGCACTCGAGCTCTGGGTAATGCTCGTGCATCTTGGTGAACACGTCACGCTTGATGAGCATGAAGCCCGTCGGGCCGTCAAGCACCTCGGCGAACCCATTCAAAATCTGGGTATTCTGATACTTGAAATTCATGACGAGAGATGCGGCGACCCGAGAAAGGTCCTTGCCGGTCCCTCCGTTCTTGAGGTGCTCATCGACGCTGTCCCACATCACGCACTTCTTGGGATAACAAGCCACCGCCACCTCGTGACCAGACTTGATGAGACGCATCACCGATTCAGGGTCAAAGTGAATGTCGGCATCGATAAACAGAAAGTGCGTCGCCTGCGTCTTTTGGTAGAATCGAGCGACGGCCAAGTTCCGGGCGCGGGGCACGAGCGACTCGTTCTCGGTCGTGTCGAGCATCATCTGGATACCATTCGCTGCGCAGGTGCGCTGGAGACGAAGCATGGACTCGGCATAGGCCTGGAGACAAACGCCACCGTAGCACGGGGTGCTTACGAAAAGAGTAATCTGTCCGCTCATTGCTAATTACACATTACTATTCCTTAACTTGCGAACGATTGCCTCAATCTTGCTCAAAGTGGGCACTGAAACCCCGCAAATTCTGCACAAATCCGCCTTTTCAGGGGTCAGGGTCAATTCCCGTAGTACCACGAAGATGATCGCGCACGCCACCGCCTTTGGTGTCCGCCCTTGCAGCTCTACACACTCCTCCATCTCTTTGGCTACGTTGACCACCTTCATCTTGATCCGCCCCTTTTGTGATTCGGGAACGCATGTGATATCGTTGAAGAAGCGCGGGATGACGTCGGCGGCGGTCGTGATGTGCACTTCCGTCTCGGGCAACTGCTCCTGGTACATGTCGAAAGTTCTCGACAGGTCGCGTGCAGGAATTCCGAAAGCGTCGGCAATCTCCTGTGTGGTTCGCGACACTCCAGACTCCCGACACGCCTGGAAGACGCAGTTGGCTTTGATGCCGTTTCGTACCGCGCCACGTGTCAGAACAGCCTCGTTGAACGCCTTGTACTTGATTTTAACCTGGTACATAATTGAATCCGGTAGATTCAGAATCTGCTTACCCACCTTGTCTAGATCTTGGTACGCGTGAAACAGAGCACGGTCC